CAAAAATAGCAGATACATTTGTTGATACCTGATCTAATTTTGTAGATACATTTAGTGCTGTTGGACTATTAACAGGATTTCCTTGATTTAAAATCCATCTTGGTTGATTAGAATTTGTTAAAACAATCTTTGGATCTGGTGTTTGAAATCCTGGTTGTGAAATTTGAATTTGATCCCCAACTGCAGCATGTGGAGATAAATCAGATGGAAGTAAATTATAGACTATTCCTAGAGTTAGTAATTTTACTCCACCACCAGAAAGTAATACTGGTTTATATACAAAAGAACCTTGGTCATGAGTTACTGGTGTTGTTCCTCTAGATTTAATTTCAAACTGAGTTATATTTTTATCTTTGAAAGAAATAACTTCGTTATTAATTAATATATCTCCAGTCGATTTCCATCCTAATGTAGAGAACACATTTATTCTCTTTCCTGCTCCATAGGTAGATGGTAAAGGTTGCTCCAATCTAGTTTTTGTAGATACTGAAAATAATCCATTAACTGTTTCTGGAGCAAGAACAATATTCCAAATTTGCTCACCATCAGATGTTCCATCTGGAAATACAGTATCAACTATTGTTGATGCATATCCATAATCTTCAGTTTCAGATTGGACAATTGTTTTGCCTACTAAAGTTTTTGGATCACCAGATATAACTTTTACCTTTAGAGCATAGATTGAAATCCAATCAGATTCTGATGCTTTATAAGTAAAATCTTTTGGGTTATAAACAGTTGGTTTATTAGATTGATCTTGTGTAACAATTGTATTAAAAATAAAACCAATAGAGCTATTAGTTCCTTTTGACTTATAAAATTTTTGAATATTTTTAATAAGGGTTCTCTTGTCTACATCTCCACGAAGATACTTTTCTGGAAATGATCCAAGATATTGAGTTTCAAAGTTTCTAATAATAGCGTATAGAAATAAATTGCTAATATTTAAAACTAAATCACCAGATGAATGAGAAGCTGCTGTTGTTCCTTTGAAAGCAGACTTTTCATAAAGATCACCTAGACTAACATTACCATGTACTCCTCTAGAACAATTTGTTAGAGTATTTCCGTTTCGTTCTTCATAAAAAATAATTTCATCTAAAATTTGAATATATCCATTATCTTTTGGAAATCCAGATCCATCTTCCAATTCAATCGTTGTAGAAGTTGATGTAATAGAAGATACTAATCTTGTGTTTTTCTGTAGTAAAGACTTCTCATAATAATCAATGTCCAAATATTTTTGGACATTACTAATGATATCAAGTGGTCCACCCTGAACTTCTTGAGCTTCGTAGTATTTTGATATAAACTTACTAAAAAGTTCATATTCATTAGCAATGAACTCAGGAAGCTGTGTCTCAATAAGAGTAGAAATTCTTTTGGTCTTGACTGCCATTTACTTACTCTTTATACGCACTAAAGGATGAATTTGGAATATCAATATCAAGGTATACCTCGCGGAATGCCTGAACATCATTAGATAGTGGTTTTACTCTTACCGAAATTCTATTATCGAAGAAACTACCTTTGATAATTGTCAAATTATATATTTTTAGTTCGCCTTTGGTATAATCAATATCACCAACTTCCTTGTCCAGAAGAACTTTTTCACCAGTTAGAGCATCTAGTCTATATAGGATAATTTTACCATCCCTATCTTCTAAGTAGACATCAAATGTTGGATATTCAGTTACTCTAAAACCAGTTGTAGACAGAGTTGGTTCTTCACAATCTTTATCAAAAGCATTTTGATAACAAATTTCATAGTATGAAGTAGAATTGAGTTGTGGATAAAAATCCTTTCTCATCATAATTGATGTAATATTAGAATTTACAGATTTGTCAACTTCATCTATAACGCCAACAATTTTACTATATCTAAATTTTCCATTAAATTTTTCAATATCAGAATCTGAGATATAAGATTGTAATCCAGTGATAATTTTATCTTTAACTTGCGATGGTGTATCTGCAGTTTTTGTGCCATCATAAAATATCTTACTAGTCAATTCGATATAGAGAATTGATGGATCTACAATAACTGGTTGAACTGATGCAACTGAATACTTCTTAAGTTGTGCAAGGATTTCTTTTTTTGTGAGAGCTGTTAGATATGCTGCATCTTTTGGTTTTAGTACAATGAATACTTTTCCATACTCTGGTGGAACTTGATCTTCACCACCAAAAATAATCACATCACTTGTAGCTGGATAAATGTTACGAATAAGAGCAGAGTAATCTTGGGAGGTTACAGCACGATCTTGTGTCCCATAAGTTTTTGGAGCATTAAATTTAATCCTTTTAATCGATTCAATTTCTTCTCCACCAGAAGATGGTATTGTAGAATTAACAGTGATTGTATTTTGACCAAGTGATGCACCATCTTGATTTTCTATCACGCCTGAGAAGACAAATGTTTTAACCCCATTTGAATCAGGTCCAGAAGTTACAACATAAGATACTTCTACTACAGCACCGTTTGGTAATTTTTTTCCTAATATACCATCACCAAAAATTAATTCATATCTCTGATCTTCAATTTCATTAAGGAAGAATATTTTAGATGATCCATCTACTCCAAGAATATTATCAGAAATAAGATATGGTTCGGAAAATCCACTTCCTGTCGGAAAAACTTTAACATTAATTGTATTAGTATCAATGTTTGCGTTATCTAAAACAAATCTCTGTGACTTTAACGCTGTGTTGACCGTAAATGTATTTGTAAGTAGATTTCCTTCTCTTAGTAATACATTCGAGAATGTAGCAGAATTATTGACTACAGATGCTTTGGCATCTTCTGTAACAAGATATTGATATAAGAAATTATCAAACGTTGCTACAAAACCAGTTCCTTTTTTTAGAATAAGTTGTGTATCCGTCGTAGGATTAGCATAAGCAACAGTAAACGTAATATAAGCAGTTGGCGATGTTACACTTTTTGGTCTATATCCTAATTGCTTTGCCAGCGCCACCACATTGTCTCTCAAAGTGGCAGAATCAATGAATAGTTCATTGACTACCATGTTGGTGTTAAACGCCGTGTAATACGTATTATAAGCAAGTACGTCGATTAAATTCGCTAAGGTTGATCCTTCAAAATCATAATCAGTAAACTCTGCCTGACCTCTGAGGTAATCTTTCAGAGCAAGTTTAATGTCATTAAAATCTAGATTAGCTAATTGAGTGTATGGCATTATCGAGTACGCTCTAGAAAGAATTCGATTCCTATTGGTGTGTCTTCTCTACCGCGTATAACATACATTATCTCAACTGAATAACCATTTTGATCAAAATCTGGTTCAACCATAACACTTTGAATTTGAATTCTTGGTTCATATCTTTCAATGACAAGAGTAACTTCAGTTTGAATTAAACCAGCAGTTGCATAATCTAATGGTTCAAATAGTGATTGATAAATTCCAGATCCAATAAGGGGTTGGAATAATCTTTCGCCCTTGTTAGTAAGAAGCAAATTGACTATAGACTGCGTTATGGCAGCTTTATCCTTTACCGTGACAAGATCATCGGTAACTGGGTGCTTCTTAAAAGTAACGCTCAAATCTTTGAACGTCTGAAACTCAGGCATTTAGACACAGCAAGGCTGCTATTATTTATTCACTCGTGCCAACGTTCTACAAAATCATCAAATCCACCAGCACCGCCACATGCTTTACTATAGCGATCTTCTGGAATAGGATAAAGTTCTTCCTTCCTTTTCATTTTTTTATGCTGCTTCAAATACTTTTCACTATCAGTCTCAGTAATCAAAGTCATGCCTTCTTCAATAAAATCATTACTTTTATCTACTGGAAATAATCCCATGTAAAAAAACCTCTCTAAAATCTGTTTCCAGAACTTTTAGAGAGGTTACTATCTCTCAAATATTTATTTAACCTTTACCTTGACCACGATATTTCTTCCTACGACCATTACGTGAACTTGCCCCTAGGTGTGTACGTGCAGAACGTCCCTGTCGTGTTTTTTTCGGTGCTCCCTCGATGTAAGTTGGTTTTGTAAGACCGATTTTTGATTTTGCCATATTTCTCTCAATAGACTTTTATATTATAGCACATTATTAATATTATCCCAATCCGCTGGAATACCATTCCATTGCATTAGCCCAATCTGTAAGTGGGAAAGGTTCTTTTGTTGAAGCTACACCTGGATTGCCATCTTCCACTATTGCTTCAGGCGAAGGTATACCTCCACCCATGA